AGGATGAGTACGAATTGTCAATTACATCTCCAATAAAGATTACTTTATTGCAATGATATTTAGCATAAGATTCTTTACAAAAATCCAAATAACCATCTAAACAAAAAGGTTCGTGCAAATCTCCAATAACTAATACTCGAGTTTCTATTTTAAATAGGTTGTTAAAGGCTGTAAGTTTATTGCCTTTTAATCGTGGTCTAAAGTCTTTCATATACTATATGTAAGACAAAATTTAAAAGCGTGGTTATTTTCTAGTCTTTTCGTATGAACGACCTCCGAAATATGCAATGTAAATAACTGAACATAACTGCGTTAGAGTTTGTATTGAGCTATCACTAAATTTAAAATCAATAAATATAGAATCCAATAGTATAAATAGAATTAAGCTTGTAGTCATAACTATAAGAGTGAGAGGTCTTACATTTTTAGATAGCTTATTATCGCTAGCAAGATCTGAACTCCAACGCTTAGATACTTCTTGTAACTCAATTTGATCTAGCTCTAAAAGTTTAAGAGCCTTCTCTTTATCCGCTACAGGCATAGGTTGTCTCTCAATAAGGTTTTTTACAATACCAAGGACTCCAGCATTAGGCAATATACTTCCTAATGTATCTACAATATTTGAGCTATTACTAGCGAGAAATCTTCCCACATTGGTGTTTTTAAATTTCTTAACTGCCATATATCCATTTAAAGTGTAAACAAATAACTAGTAAATAAACTTTTACTTCTTTGTGATCGTCTTTATCTAATGCTGGATAATATTCCCAACCAAACAATAAACCTCTTGAAATTAAAGTACTAAATTCTATTATCATAATTTATATTTTTATTTTCTCCAGCGTATTTTTTCTCCTCTTATATCGTAATGAACAAAGCCGTTGTTTGGATAGATTCCCAAACCTCCCTGAAGCATATCCCCTTTTTCTATTAATAACTCGATAGTTGCATAAACACCAACAGGATCAAGACCCTTTACAACTATATCAGCAGCTCTACCCATTATATGATGAGATTTTTTTGATGAGCCTTTTATTGAAGCATTATACTCTTCAGATCTATAACCAGAATTAATAGTAATTGGTTTGCCTAAATAATTTCTAAGTATTTGTAATTGATTAGCTACTTTTTGCATATTATAAAACACATTAAGCGGCATTTTAGTTCCGTCATTACAGTTAAATTCTTCAATACTAAAGTTTTTCGTCATCTGTTTTTTCTTTAGTTACAGATTCATTTAACACGGAAACAATTTCTTGGGCCTGTTTTAAAAAAGCAATAGGTAATGAGCTAATAACTTGGTTTACTCTTTGAATTTGATTTTCAGTAATTTTCATAAAATTTATTTTTTAACTTACTTACTATAAGTAAGACAAAATTTAAAAGCGTGGTTACCTATAGGCTGGTTTTAAGACCTCTAATCTCTTCTTTAAGTTCTTTAATAATTTTATATAATTCTTTTGTAGCAGATACATTAAGCATAGCAATTGCATCATAATCAACGGAATGATAATCTTTTACCTCTTTACCATATACAAATACCTCACCTGATTTTTGAGATTCTACTTTAATATTTTTCCCATTTGATTCAAGAACTGCAACCAATTCTTTATCTCCATTTGGATAAATTAATTTAATTAAATCTCCTACATCACACCCTGTAATTTCATCTGCTATAGCTCCATCTTTAATAGTGGATTTTTTATAAACATCTGGAACTACATCTTTGTTAGTAGAGACAGCCAGCGGATAATGTTCCATAACTTGTTGAGCAATTACCTTTTTTTGTTCTCTGTTACCTTGTGCTTCGTCAATATATTTATAGTTAGATATTTCAATTTTATTTAAAGTTTCTAAATCTTCTTTAGAATCACTTACAGATATATCTTTTTTAATTCTTTGGTCTGAATATACGTGAAGACCAGAGGACATTATCCTTCCGTTTGTATGTATGCTAATAGCAAATACATCAGTTCCAGAGAAATTTTGAAATGATCCGCCTGTCCCTGTATATAAATAATAATCAAAAGGACTGCCATTATAATCTAAAAAACTAGCTATTTCTAAAGCTGCTTTAGTATTTGCCGCACCAGCTAACCCAATACCAATAGTTGGAGTTGAACTTAATGAACCCGTTGGAGTGAAAGTAAATTCATTTGTACTAGTTAAAGAGTTAGTTGTATCAAAATAAGGCAATTGACCAACTACTCCAGTACCTGTTATTGGATTTGATGGACTGCTAGCATCAATCCAATCTAAAGCTGTACCTGTAGAAGACAAAACTTGTCCCGCTGTACCCGTGCTACCATTAGAATCTTGAATCCCGCCAAAAACTTTTACGCCATCGGTTGTAGTTTCGAACTTTTTAGTAGATGGAGAGCCTCCGTTACCATTATATAATTCAACATTTCCATCAGGAATACAAACTACACTTTGCTCAGAACCTGCATATAATTTAAGATAACCTGTTCCTTCTGTTTGTATTTTAAAATCTCCTGTAGTTAAATGTTTAATCCATGAACTGCCTAAATCATCATGATATATTTGTAATTCATCACCATTTGTTCCATATATAGACTTTTCATTATCAATATGGATAGTGTCGCCAGTCATCGTACCACCAGCTAAAGGGAGGTATTCACTAAGAAAATCAGTAGGACTTATTCTTACATTCTCTGTAGTTGTATATCCAACAATATGACTTACATCGGTTGGGGTGTTTTTAAGTGTAAATTCACTAAACTTTTTTTCTGCCATTTTATATTATTTAATTTATTTCTGTTATTAAAAAGATAAGACCTACTTCTGTTAAAAGAGAATCTCCATTTTCTGCTACAATTTCCTCACTAGTACTAGGCGGAGGTGGGCAATTAGCATAAGGTTTATAAACTAAACCCCAATTAACCGTATTATCACAAGCTCCATTCCCCCACCAAGTACTATTATATATATCTCCGTACATTTTTATTTATTTATTTTTATTAAGTAATATCCATTTTTGAATGGTATATCCAATAGTTAAAAGCAGCAGGGCGATCTTTAAACCTGTATCTATATTTGTCAAGCTTATTCCAAAACTGCTAGCATTAATTATTAATAATTTATATTCTTGAATCATTTTATTTTTTTTTGTTTCTAAATGAATTATAGCAAATTGCTACAGCTTCATCTTTTTTATGAAATGGGGTCAACATAGGAACGCATCTAATCATAAAATCTTTTTGTTTTTCGTTTAAATTTGGTTTAGGAATCGGCATCTTTTATATCTTCAGATTCAACTTCAGCAACTCTAGAATCAAATTTATTATCCAAGTAATTAATTCCTTTAAAACGGTGAACTCCTTCATGCTCTAATTCTATAGAATAAGATTTCCATCCTCTTGGATGTAATTCAACACCATCACACCAGCAAACATCAACGTGCCATTTAGTAGGTGTTATATTTCCTAATCTAGCAAAAGTATGATCTGAATTTTTAAATTTACTGATCGCAGCCTCGCCTTGTTCCGCTGAATTAAACTCATATTTTCCTATTTTCATTTTTTTATTATTTAGTTAATTTTTTAGCAGGCATAAAACAAACAATTTTATTTTTTTGTTGATTATTATCAATCCTTAAATATTCTTTTAAGTTTAATATGTTTTTAGTTTTAATTTTATATCTCATATTTTTATAAAAACCATCCCCCGAAAGTTGTTTCACCTGAAGGATAAAAATCATCTTCAGAATTTGCATTATACTCAGGAAAATCACTTTGATTAAAAGTCATGTAGTCCACAAAATTATTGCTATAAAATTGTGCGATATCTCTATATTTGTTTGTTAGATAATCTACCTCGTCTTTAGAAACTGAAGTGCTACTTTCGCTTTGATGCTTAAATACTCCCCCTTGAGCAACCGTATAAGCAGCAAATGGCATATAGTAGACCAACGCCCAATAAATTGACATGGGTTTTAAGTAAGTTTCTAACAACTCTTTATATTTAACAAAACCAGGTTGGTTAATGTCATCATTAAGAATTAAATCTTGAACTTTGTTATAAAGTTTAGTTCCTAAAAACTGCTGAACTTCTGTGTCCATTGAAATTTCCACCATATATATAAAACGGTCAGGATCAATTGACCCGGAGAGAACTGAATATCTTTTTATATCTTTTGATGTTACATATAATGCTGTAGCCATTTTTTAAATTCTTTATTTATTAATATTGTCCTTGAGGATTGCCAGGTAAAAATCCATGGTTTGGCATATTCATAGGTTTTTGGCTAACTTTTCTCTCATTAATTACTTTATAACCATCCTGTCTAGCTCTTCTAGTTGTAATTAAATCAATAGTAGATTTAACATTTATTTTAGCGGAATCGCTTTTAAAAGTTAAACGCCTCCAGGAATGGTGACAGTTTCCTCCGCCCTTCCAAAACCAAATACTATAACGATTTGCGCCATTTGGCCCCCAGCCAGGATTAACAGTTTGTTTTCCCATTTGAATAATATCCTGTTTTCTGTAAATTTTATTAGCGTTTACCATAGCTTTACAAAAAGACCTTGCAGTTTCTGAATTGTAAGATTTTGGAGAATAATAATATCGTGTTCTAAAATATTCCCCGTTTTTTTCTTTGTCTTGTTTTCCAGGGCTGTTTGGAAATGGTGATCCTGTACTAACTGCAAAATTCCAAATCTTATTTAAAAGACTTTTTGGTTTAGTGTTTAATTCTACCATTAAATCATCTAGTCCATCTTCAATGTCATAATCTACATCCGCTTCATCAATTAATTCCCAAGCGGAATCTGGAAAATCTTCACCTAAATTAATTAAGCTGCTTGCTATTTCGGTGTCATTTTCTTGTTCGTTTGATAGACAGGTTAGCTCTACCCCAGTCTCCTCTTCAATTACCTCATTATCTTTGCCCTCTAATTGATCCGTATCAGTAAAACTAAGCGGTTTTAAGGTCTTAAAATATAAGTTTAATGCAATATCATTAACCGCCAATATTTTGTCTATACAGTCTATTATTTGATCTTGATATACTTTTATTACTATATTATCAAAAAGTAAAGTTGCAGTCTGGATTTCTTCGGCATTATTTCCCATTGAGTCATTCCCTTCTCTTATACCCAATAACATTGGAGAGGTAACTCTGTGAGCTACAATTAGTTTTTTAAAGCATTCATTTGATAAATATTCATAGTGCTGGGGAGCATCATTCAGAGGCACATCGTCAATGGTCGTTTTAGAATCGGAGTTACTGTTAAAAGCTACTATTACCTTTTCCCCTCTGCTACCAGTTAATTTACCTAAGACTTCGGTTTTAATATCCTGCATCTTCTCAGGAGTAGGAACTCCATTATTAAAATTAACTACTTTTGTACCTGAGAAATTATTTAAACAATCGTTAATAAGATAATCCCCGATTTCGTCTTCAAGTTTAGCGTATGGAAGCCCTCCAACGTAATCTGGGGGAGAATAATAATACCTCCCAACACTATATGGCTTACAAACAAACATTTCATTGTTTTTTTTATTACCATATCCAAAAGCAGTAATTCTCTCAGGTTTTTCCGAAGGTTTTAAACCTTGCCAATTATTAGAATAGTACCACCCCTCAACATCTCCATCCTCATTGCATTTTTCAGCCCTTAAACATTCCATGGGGAAATGTAAAATCTGGGAAACCTTACTATTTTTATAAACTATTTGAAATGCCGCCATTCCCAATAACTTATAATCCATTATAAAACGCCTTAAATCTTCCTTTTTTAATATAGTCATCAATTGAGCATATTCTTCAGGCTTTGAGGAAGCATCTAATGCAGCTAAACCTCTTCCATAAACCATGTTATTAACCCCATTTATAATAGAGTTGTTAGTTGTGGAGTTTTCGTAAAGGTTTATTAGCTCTTTAAAATACGAATTGTCTTTTCCGTAATTTACCCAGTCTTTATTTTTCTGTTCTACAATTTCTGGAGCTGTATAGGCTGCCAGTTGTGTTATAAATAGCTCTTGACTCATATTAAATTACTATATATTCGTTAGTGGATTCGTGTTCTTTGTATTGGTCTTTATTAATTGAGTAATCATATGCATTTTGAGAAGTGCAAAACGCCATGTCTTTATAAATAGCTTCGTCTAAATAATAAAATTCTATTGTATAAAATCTACCTTCTATAAATATTGAATTTGAAAATGAATTAAGAGGGAATTCTGCATTTACTATAATATAATATCTATCATTTGTAACAGATATTTTAGTTAAGTCAGCTATTATATAACTTATGTTTTCGTCTTCGTCTGTAATTTTAATTTTATCTACAAATGGTCTTCTAGGAATTATCTTAAAAGTGTGGGTATTTATATTTGGTAGAACTATTTGCATTAACTTTATTTAAAAACACTTTTTACCATTATTTGTTAATTTTAGGCACAAAAAAAGAGATCGGTTAAGATCTCTTAATCTGTCCTTATATAAAGTTAGTTTAATAAATTATATAGTATTTTTAAAGTCCTTCGACCACCACAGTATTAGTGGTATCATTTATAATTAATGGATCTAAAAATGAAGCAGGAGTACGCTCAGACCCCGTAAAAACAACATTATAACCGTTAAGGTCTCCCATTGCGCTCCCACTCGTTGGAGAGGGTGCAGTTTCACATCCGTTTTCTAATCCAGCTAGGACATATCTAGCATCATCAGCCAGTCCAGTATTGTAAAACTCAACGACAACTTGAGGGCGACCCCAAGATAAAATTTTCATTTCTTTTCTTGTTTGTGGATCTTGTTTTTTTAGAACAATCGTTCCTACTTGCGTGAAAAAAGACGTACCATTCTCTCTGGAATTTTCGTTAGTTTCCTCGAAGCTATTAGCTCCTTTAAGCTGATATTTGTATAAAGTTAATGGGGAAGCAAAACCAGTAATAACTTCAGTAGTAGGATCATAAGTAGCAGTATCTAATAAACCTTGTGTATAGTTTATAAAATAAATTGCTGTAATTCCGCCGACTGAGTCTTTACATGGTTCTAATCTGCCCAGGTTGATATCGCATGACATATATATAGTATTTAAGTTAGTTATTAAAATAGAGGAGCTGTTACACTCCTCTTATTATTATTATTTATTATGATTATGGTACTAAAACATTTGATGTAACAACATCAGCACAAACTCCGAATTGTACCGCAGCTTTCATTCTCATAACCATTCTCACATTAGATGAACCATCCAAATCTCTCATGTCTAAAACCTTGATTTCATTAAACGAATCCAATAATCCGCAGCCGAAATAAGCATTTGTAGATTCAAAAGCCATAATTTTATCATCACTCATACCTCTAGCCACAAATACTGGAATTCCTCCAAAACTAAGGCTATCATTATTGAACCATTGAGTACCTCTATTATCAGTACCTTGCGCTCCAATTCCTGCTGAAAATCCTCCGAGACTTCTTATATAAAGTTTCGCAATTTTGTTAGAAACGTATAATTTTAGCGATTCTTTACCAAAAAGTGCATTTGGTATAGCATCTACTACAGATTGCATAAGATCAATCACATTAGTACTTGTAGGTGGATCTATATTTACAGTTATTGCGCCACAAGTAGTAGCAATTGCTTCTAACCCTTCATATTCTCCATTATTAACCGCTAGACCTTGCCAGATTGTAGTTTCATTTTCTGAAGCTACTTTTGAAGCCACATAAGCTATTAAGTATTCAGCAAAAGAAGGAGGTAGAGTTTGAGAATTTCCAAAGCCCATTGACATTGCATCCCAAGTGTTAATAAAATCATTTACACATAATTGTAAGTTTACGCTAAGTTCTTTTGGGGTAATTACTACCTCCGTCATGTCAACAGTAGACGTAGGGTCAAAATCACATCCTGCATTTTTAATCAAGTTGTCTGTATCAAGCCTCTGTATAATTTGTTTATACTGAACGTTAGGTAAAACTGTAACTCCGCCATCATCAATTGTGCTGGCACTCAGTAAACTTGCGCTGATATATTTACCTGCGAACTCCCCTGCATAGGTAGTTGTAATATTTAAAGTTGTACTCATTTTTTTTTATTTTAGTTATTATTAAATTTTTTAGTTGTTGTTAAATAATTTTTCATAAACTACATCTTGAGTAGTTTTAGATCTATTTTGACCATGTAAGTGCAAATCTTGTTTAGATTTAGCTTCAGGATTATGTTTTACAGGTTTTGATACTTCAGATAATTCTATTTCAGTAGATTCTACTTCAATATTTTTTATTTCGTCAGTACTAAAATCTTCCTTTTCCCCAGCTCTAGATTTGAGATCCGCTACGGCATCTTCGAGGTTTTTAATTCTTTCTTCAAGCCCTCTCCAGTCCTCGATATCGGCGACTTCGGCGGCAGCATCGACTACCTCTTCCTCTTCGACTTCTACCTCTTCTCTAATCTCATCAATTATACCATCCTCTGATACAACCAATAACATTCCGTCATCAAGTAAATACTCTCCTGCGGGAACGGCGATTCGCTCGCCATCTTCCGAAATAATGAAAACTTCTCTTCCAGATTCGAAGGCTTCAGATTCAAAGCGAGTGCCATTTTCAAGACTTCTCTCTTCGAGATTAATTTCCAAACCCAGTAAAGCTTTTACTTTGTTTAGTGTTTCTTTTGATTTCATATTTATATTTATTAAGTGTTTATTTATTTAAAAACATTATTAATAATGTCTTGTTATATTTTGGTTAATTTTAGGCACAAAAAAAGAGATCGTTTAAGATCTCTTATCATATTATAAATACAAAAAACAAAATTCTTTTATACAGCCAAACAATTAGCACAATTAGAATAAAGCGTGAAGTTTTCTACATGAACTCCTGAATAAGCTGGGTCTCCTATCACTTCATAACAGCCATTATAGTCAGGGTTTTCAAACTCTAAATAATATGCGCTACTAATGGTCAAAGAAGAGTTATGAACATGAATGTCTTTTTGAATTCCAGAATCACATTTTAAAACTCTATAATAATTTTCATCTCCAATAGTGCTATGCCCTGTAATGTTTCCAATTCCTTCATTAATCATTTTACCATTACAGCAATTTTTAGAATAAGTATTTCCGTCAGCGCATAAGCAAGCTCGGCTGTTATTTGATGGACTAGTTCGACTAGTGTCTTTAATTTTCTTGTATAACATCTATTACAGAATTTAATAATATTTCATCTTCACTTAATTTATCCGTTTGTTTGTCTTTGGGTTTGTTGTTTACTCTATCAATAAAATATCCCTCAATACTGAAACCGAGAATTTTTTTTGTTTGGACATAATTTTCCCAGATATCATTATTATCTACCTTGATAGTCACCATCCAAGTTCCAACTTTTAAATCCAGACCGTATGCTCTGCTTTTATCATGAACCTCGTCTTCAATTATCCAAGACTCAACAACAGTTATACCTTCAAGTTTTTCTTCAGAGTGTTCCATTGTAGCCTGTCCTTGATTACCAGATTTTAAATACATCTGAGAAGCTTTAGCTACAGTTTCTTTAGAAAAATAAATATAGAATTCATGATCTTCCGATTTTCTATAAATTGGCTTATCTGGAATAAGAGCAGCACCAATTAATAATCTTTTAGATTTTGAGACTTCGGCAAGTCTTATTTGATTCTGATTTTTAAGAGCTATAAAATTCTCTTCTATAGCTGGAGATTCAACTAAACTAATAGCTTCTATTGCTGATAACTCCTCATTTTCTTCTATAATTAATTCAATTATTTCCATTGGTATTGTTTTTATTAAAAACCCTTTTTAGCATATATTGTTATTATCCTAATGTTGATCCTTGTATTATGTTATTTTGCAAACTCTGTGCGCTAGTTACGTCTTGTGAAACTACAAAAGCTTGAATCGGTGCTTGATTCCCTAACGCACTCGCTATTTGGTTAGTTCCTGAAGTTCCGAAAATATCAAAATTAGGAGATTCTGGCTCTGGCAATGTGTCACTAATAGCGGCTGTTGTAGGAACTGAAATATCTCCACCAGCAGACCCTCCCCCGAAGCTACCCGCAGCACTTTGAGATTTTCTTTTACTTTGGTTTATGCTTTTCACTATAGAAATAGCTTGAGCTGCAAACATAGCTATTGGAACTAAATTCCATGGTGGTGCTAAACTACTTGCTGCTTTAGCTGATCCTTTTGCTACTTCCCCTCCAGCCTCTGCGGCATTCAGTTGAGCGGATATTATAACATTTTTAGCTTTCATTACTAATTCTTTTAATGCTATAGCTTGTTTAGCAATAAATAAAGCTCTGCCGATTTTGGATTCTCTTCCCGCTGCATTAATAGTAGCGTTTAAAGTGTCATTAAGTAATTTCTTTTTAGTTTTAACTAAATCTTTCTCCTCTTTATCTTCTTTATCTATCTTTTTTTGTCTAACATCCTCAATTTTATTAGCGTAAAATAATTTTATTTGAGCTAGTTGGTCTTCGTGTGCATCTAAATCTATTAACTCTTGTAACTCCTTCTCTCTTTTTGCCTCTAATTTTAAAATTTCGTCTTCCTCAAATTTTGCCATTTTATCGGATAACTTTTCTGCTTTTTTTTCATCAGCTAGAACCTCTTCTTGATCATAAAAATCATTTACAGTCTTTATTAATTCCTTCTTTTCTTTAATTGTAGCTACAGATGCATTAATATCAGCTATATCTCTTTCCCTTTTCCTCTTAAGTTTATCTTCGGCATCCAGATCTAATTGATCTTCAGATCTTTTATTGAATTTATTACGCAACTTTTGAACTGCTTCTAATCTTTTCTTTTCGGCGGCTAACTCCTCAGCAGTTTGTATTTTTATCTCCCCTAATAGTGCCGCATCAGCTTTAGCTTTAGCTGCTGCTTCTCTTTTCCTAGCTTTTCCAGCTTGTTCTAGTTTAAAATTTTCAAATACATTGAATAATCTTGACATACTTTGATTTTCAATTTCTACTCCAATTCTAAACTGCTTATTTGCATCTAATAGCATATCCTGAGCCTTTTTTAAATTTTCCTTTACCGCTTCAAGATCTATAGATTTGCCTAATATTGGGACTTTCTCCATCTGGATTAAAGAATTAGCTGCAAATTTAGTTATTATCCCCTCTAACCCTAGAAAAATACCTCTTCCAAAAGCTAAGGCAGCAGCTCCTTTTCCTGACATATTCTTAACCCATTCATTAAAGGCAAAGCTTACTATTTGTAATGCAAGAGTTATATCTGAAATAGATCTTGTCATATTTTGTAATACATCTCTCATGATAAAATTCAAAATTCCATCTCCATCCTCTAACTGTAATAAAAAGCCTTCCCATGCACTACTTAATTTTAATACATCTCCACCAACATTATCAAGTTTCATTTCTGCAAGTCTTCCAGCAGCACCTTCAGCGTTTTCTAATGCTTTTGTCATATTCGTTAAAGCTTCAGGTCCAGCTTTTGCTAAGGCTAATAATGCTGGTCCACCTTGTTTGCCAGTTAATTCCATTGCAGTATTAAGTCCATCCGCAGAATTTGAAACCATATCCATTCCCTCCATTAAAGTCAGGTTTCTTTTGTTTAATTCAATAAAAACATTTTTTAAAGCAGTACCTGCCAAACTTCCATCAATTGTATTATCTGCTAAAACTGCTAGAATTGCTGTAGTTTCTTCAATGCTAGCTCCTACAGCATTTGCTACTGGACCAACTTTTGAAAGTGCCTCACTTAAAGTATTAAAATTTAAACCTGATAAGTTAGTAGATAATGCCATTGAATCAACAATTCGTTGAGCATCTTGAGTGTCTAATCCAAAGGCTCTAATTGTACCCCCAGCAAATTTTGCGGCTGTTCCTAAATCAATTTCTAAGGCAGCAGCTAAATCTAATGTAGCTCCAGTTGTATTTAGTATTTCTGTAGTAGTAAAACCAAGTTTTGATAAATTAGTTTGCAGTTCTAAAACTTGTGAAGCGGTGAAGGAAGTAGTAGACCCTAATGTTTTGGCTTGTTTAGTTAAAGCCTCCATATCATCATCAAGCACTTGGGCGGACTCTGCTGTTCCAGCTAAGACTGCTTTTAAATTAGATGTAGATTTTTCAAAAACTATTGATGCTTTAGCTGCGGCAATAAAAAGCGTAGCTAATGCCCCAATAGCTACCACTACAGCTCCAACTCCTGTTGAAATTAACTGTGTTTTTAAGACTTGTAAGCCACCTATTAAGCTAGGTATAACAGTACCTCCAAATATACCAAAGGAAGTGCTTAAACTAGTTGCTGCGGCTGTTCCTGCTACTCCAGTTTTTTTTAAATCTTTGTTTAGCTTTTTAGTATTAGCTTGGGCGGATTTTGTGTTAGTAGTTACATTTACTACTATTTCTTGTTTTTGTACAGCCATTAGTTTTTAATTCTAGTAATGTATTTAAAATATCTTTTCAATTGAGTAAAGCCAAATCTCCAAGTCTCAGGGATTTTATATTTTCCTTTAGCAATTTCAATGGTTTCTGTTTCTCCATAGTAATTATAAGCACGTAATAATTTAAATATCTCCATTTAATTTTATGTTAATACAGATGCCGTGTAATTGGTCTGTTTAGTTAGTAATTCTAATTCGCTTTTTTGCGTTGTTAGGTTTGTTTTAATGCTGTTTATATAATAAGCTTGACCATTTATAATTAACGTATCGTTTAATTGGTAATTCAGTAATATATTCATCGGCAACATTGCTGTAAACTTTACTATTCTTGACTGTTCCTCAAATGATTGTATGATATATTGAGAATAAAATCTAGAAAATAAAGAGTTTTCATTGGTTTCATCTGTGTATTCATCAATTTCAATACCAAAATTTAAAGTATGTGATCCTGTTTCACTCACATTTGAAGGAGCATTATAATGAGTCCATTGCTGAGATAATATTGGTTTGGTAGTAGTGTCTACTCTTCTATTAAAAAAGAAGTAAGGCTTGCCTAAGACTGTTTTAGCGGGTATATCTTGATTAACCCACCAGCCGTAAACTATTCCAGTTATTATTATCGTATTATATTCCTTTATATTTATTAAAGATTCTCTTTGGCTAGGAACTTGCAGAGTAAATGTTTTACCATCGTACTTTTCAGGAGCTGAATATTTTAAATTTCCCATCTGCAACCCGTTAGCGTTTATAAATCTTAAACTAGGTTGAGTTATTGCTGGAGCATATTCAAAATTTATATTTGAAAATGGAATATTTCTATCAACTGTATTTTTATTTACATCTATATATTTAGAAATATTATATTCATTTCCAATAGTCATGTAGTCGTCTAATGTTTGAATATATATTTTTTTAGATCCTCTTATTGAGTAGGCTGTTAGATTAAACATTTTTAAAAGAGTAGTAAGATAATCTAGCACCCTCATTTTAGGAACATAATTTTGAATCCAAATATCAGGAAAATTAGTTACTGGAAAACTAGTTCCTCCAAAGTCCGATTGCCAATTCCCTATAGATGTAATTCCATCAGTATCAGTTAACGTAATACTTAAAGCTGTTGCAGTTATACTTTCCCAAGAAGTTTGCGTAGGAGTTTGAGTTCTAATTTCCAAATCATATACCCTGCTTTCCAAAGTACCTGAAGTTATATCTCTAATAGTTAAAGTATTATTAACGGCTGCAAGATTTGAAACATTTGTTTGAGTCCAAATAATTTCTCCAGATATTTTATCTACAACAGTAACGTTAAATAAAAAGTCTGAAATTGTATTTTTTAAAATAACTCTTATGGCTGCAACCTCTCCCTGATTAACAGTAAATTTTCCAGCCGAATCTAAAAAGGTGCTTGGTAAGCTGCCGCTTAAATAATTATAATAGGTATTTCCTAAATTCCATTTAGCCCCATAAAAATCAAAGTTAACTCCCCAAACAGGTGGATCTTCCTCTGGCAAAGTTGATGAAGTTGCTTCTCTGTGAAGCCACAAATATAATTCATCAAAAACACGACTGCCAAAAAAGGATTTAATTGTTTTACCATTTATGACTTCATCGGTCATATTAAACTCAACATCATAATGATCTTGAATAGCTTCAATAATTAATCTAGATTTTATCGCTGGTTTTAATTGATCTTGAAGACCTAATTCAGCACCTGGGGTGTTAGGTGTAAACCAACTATCTGAATATAAATTTCCATACGTTATAGAATCGGTTGGATCATATCCATAATATTTATTTAAACTAACTAAAGGCAAAGTAATATTTCTATCGGATAGTGAGGTAGCAACTACATTATTGAATTTTAATCCATATCTAAACGCATCCTCCATATTAGTTCCGCTTCTGCTAAAATCATAAACTGATAATGGCTCTAAAGCATCTAAATTATCTTCCCCGAACAATTCTTTTATTAAAACGGTATCACTATAAAAAACAATTTTATAAGTGTATGCCTTATTATCTCTTAAATCTATAGAGTTAAGCACTATCTGCCCACTTCTAAAATCACTCCCATTCATTTTAATTAAAGAGTCTACTCTAAACCTTGCATCAAATCCATTGATTATATCATTATTATAATAGTGCTTAAATAATTTTGAATTAGTAGGAGAAGCTGGTAAACTAAACCTTTGAGTAAATGGACTGTAGACTTTACTAATATCATTAATGTTTTGAATAGAATCCGTCAATGTTATTGATTCGTCTTTAAACAGATCTACTCTTACTCCCTCTATATAAAGTTCAACAGTGTTCATTATCTTATGTTATTAATTGTGTCAAAAGCAAAACTTACATTAATAGAGTAATTTATTAATCCCTCTGTAAGACTTGTTTTATAATTAAAGCTTTTACTATCTATGTTAACCCCTAATGTTTGACCACCGTAATAAATCCAAACACTTTCACTTAAAAACAATTGCTTAAATATTTGGTTATATCTCTCTGGATAGAAATCACTATTAAGAGTTAATCTTTGCTTTGCGTTTTTTGTAAGTGTTTTAATTTGTGGATCGTTTATTTCATACGTTCCATTTGTTAAAATATTTGATTTATAATTATCTTGTGTGGTACTCATTTTTAATTTAGAATTGCCAAACATCCAGATCTCTTGGTATGCTCCGAACTTATTAATAAAAGTTAATTTGTAAGGAGAATATTTACATTTATCATAGGAGGTTATATCTATAGTCGTAGAAGTAGCTCCATCAGCTATAACAGCTTGATCAACATCAAAATTACCTGTATTGGTAACATAAGTAATTTGATCTTCTATATCTGCTTGTGTTGTAATAGCTACTGTTGAAACTGTTGCTCCTTGATATTTCCAATCTAGAAATGTAGCAAGTGTATTATCAACAGGAATTGTTACTGTTTCATTAGTGTTTTTAAGTATTCTAAGATTCGATTGTAAAACATAATTATCTAATGCTGGGTTAGCCCCCTCTTCAAAATATCCATAAGCATAAAATGCTCTATCCCCTAAAGTTTCAACTGGAGTTTGTGAAACAGTTCCTATTGTTTCTGTAATTTTATAATCAACGTTAACTGTTGTAGCTTCGCTACTAGATACCGCAGGAGTTGGAAATGTTCCATTAAATAAAGCGGTTATATAATCTGCAATTAATTCAGCTATTTCAAAATTTATCTTTTCGTTTATAGCTGTAGAAACTAAAGTATATTGCGGTGAGTCCTGCCAGTCTGTATTTGCTTCCCCTAAATAGATCTCTATTTCAAGTTTTGCAGAAGTTAGATTAGTATTTGATAGGTTTATAAAGTATGGGCTACGTACGTTAATTTTTGCCATTATATTTTAATGTTTTTTTTATTTTTATTTTCTTTTTTTATAAATGCCCCAATATCTTTGCCAATAGCTTCACCAATTAATTTGCCGAATCCTTTATAAGCATATCTAAAAGCTCTTGTAAAAAATAAAGTAGGAGCTATTCCCTGGTGATAAATACTGTTTTGTAAAATAAAGGCTATGGTTGTATAATTTCCTTTTTTATATTTTCCGTCTTTATCTCGTAGTCTTATGTTTCGTTTCTTTGCCCATTGTTTTAAATCCTTCATGGGAGGTCTTTTGTCCTTATAACTAAAAGGACTAAAGGGAGCTTGTTGTTTCCCTTCTCTCTGGTCATTGTTTTTGTACATTTCTTCAGGAGATGCGCCTTTAACTCCTAAGTCAATAAATGATCCGTATTTATCCATTAAAACATTTAGATCAATACCTTTATCACCTACATATGTTCTGTATTTAATACTTCTAGATAATTGTCCCGTAGCATTTACAGACTTCTTTTTTCCTCTTCTCTTTTTTAAATTCTTTTTAGCTTGTGTAGTAATTTTTCTACCTAAAGACTGTAAAGCTTTTCTAAATTGGATATAGTCTTTGCTTAACATATAGTCATATCGTTAGGGATTTCAACATCAAAGCTGCAAGTCCAGCCACAGAGTTTGTTTTCAAATCTATCTACGAAAGGCTCTAAAAATGGACTTGATCCTTCCGCTATTTGATATAGATCACTATATAAGTCTCCTCTTCTTAACAACTCTAAAAGTCTATTAACTACTGCTAGTTGAGTATTAAATACATCCTGTTCATTATTGTTCCCTCTAAATTTGCCAGGGTTACCAGTTGCAAAATCTTTACTTTCGTTTACTATATCCATGCATAATAAATTAATGGAAAAGCTCCAAACCCTGCCATTTAAAGTAGCAGAAGAAACCATAAAATGACTCAATGGGAATATAGTTTGTTTATCTAAATCAACTGAAAACAAATCACCGTAGCTAACGGTTTTTACATTTACATCTAGTTCTAGAGTTTCTTGTATTTTTTCAGTTAGATTATAAAATCCTTGTAGCATTATTTTCTTTTTAAAATTAAACTTTCTATTTGCCCCTTTTCCTTTTCAAAAGCTAGGTACATTAAACAGGAATGAAGCCTAAGCTTTGTTACCTCTTCAAACTTTGTAATATCTCCTTTAGCAAGAGTATATAACTCTGCATAGCCTCCCCAGCGGATTGTAAATCCGTCTCTGATGTCTGGTAGTTGGTTTGCGAGTCCCTGTTCTTCTCCAACTCCTGTTTGTTCTTCTCCAAATAACTCTGGATACAACTTAGCAAGTCTCTTATTAAACGATAAAAAAAAACCGAAGCTCCTAAAGCTATATCTAGTGGCATCTCTTTTAATTGGTCAGAGTAAAAATGAGATCCCTCATAAGGTTCTATTAAATACTTTTCACCTATTTTTTTAGTTATAGGTCTATATAATACAGCCATTGCTTTATGCATATTACCCCATTCTGAAAGGTATTTAGTAATGTCCTTGTTTTCTCCGTATGTGATCTCATCGAGATTAGGAATGAAACCGTATGTAATACCATTTAAAGTAAAGTTTTTTATTAATGGAGTTTCTACATCAAACATTTTTTTTGATGCTTCTACCAAAAATTCATAGTCAGCTTGTTTAATATGTTTTACATGACCTCTTTGGATGTCTAATAAGCACACTATAGAATCTTCATCTGTAGGGTTTTCTTTAGTTATTAAAGATTGATACTTATGTAAAGGAATATCTCTTAATGTATTTGGGACTGGTATTTTTACCTCCATTTAAAATGTCTTTATTTAAAAACACAAAAAGGGTAATGTTGTATAACATACCCCCTTTATATAATTGTTGTTAATATTAAATTAAATCATAATCTTTATTTATATAGTCTTCATAATCTTCTGAGAATTTATCCTTCATTATCTTTTTTCCTCTTTTTAAAGTGTGGAATATATTTACCCAGCTTATATTAGTTTCTTTAGCAATTCCTCTAATACTGAGAGGAGTATCTCTGTATATTTCAAAAATCCTTTTGTCGTACCAATGCCAATTATTCATTTCGTTATCCATCTTAGTTATAAGGGAGTTATAACCTTCCTCTCTATCCAAACTATTATCTTCTGTAAACTTCTCTAAAAGTCTAATGTCAATCTCTTTAACATCACAGCTCTCAAATAAAAAGCTTTCAATTTGTTCTTTATACACTCCCTTATTAGTTTTCATATAGGTAACAAATACAGATCTTAAAACAAAGAACATATAGCCCTTACTAACTTTACCCTTATTAATTATTTTGTTTTCACAGTTGTATTTTTCTAATTTAATATAGGACTCCATTACAATATCCTCACTATAAGATTTACCTCCTAAGCTTTCAACAATATGAACCCACTCCTTGTGGTATCTAAAAACTTTAGTAATCCATTTCATATAGTTTTCATAAATATTGGCGCAAAATCTTTTACAGTACTTATTTCTTTAATGTATTCGTCTAGATAGATTAATGATTCGTCAAAGTCTAATTGGTTATCCTCATCTCCAATTTTTAATAAAATGTTAATACATTCCCAATAGTTGTATATTATTTTTTTAGGAAATTGAGTAGTTATCCCTACTATAGCATCGTCAAACCCTTCAGCTAAAACCAAAGTCTCATCTTCACATAAATAATTCCTTTCATATAAACCAGAAAGTAATTTAACATCGTCCTTATTATTCAGTTTCATTAGCTTGCTCTTCAGTAGTAATCTCTTCTGTAAGTTCTAGTTTATCTAATCTTCTACGTAATACATCTATAGCAACATATAGTTGGGCGGATACGTTTTCTAGTATTGCAAATCTTTCCTTTGTGGTGTGTTTCTTTTTATGACTCATATACTATATGTAAGAGCTTATATAATAGCGTGGTCGAAAAGTTTATAATAAAAAAAACCCATGCGTAGTTAACATGGGCTTGTTTGGGAATAAAAGGGGTATTGTTTACACTATTTAGATTTCTTTACCTTGTCTTCTATTACATCTTCTAAATAGGTTTTAAAAGGTTTGTTTTCTTTGGCTGCTAAAACCTTTAACGGCACAAGTAGTTCGTCTTTAATATCGATTAGTTTTCTCATGAGTTACAATGTTTGCTAAATTCTCTTGTGTTTAATTGAAATGAAGTTCCGTTCATGCATACAGGATTCTCCTCACATAATTCATAATCATGAGTACCATCTTCTTTTTGATAAGGAATAGAGATATCTCTAGCCATCATATTTAATAATTGGCATTTTTCTTCTGGTGTTGTGTTGTTGTAAAATTCTAATATTTTTGAGATGCTCATAATGTTTATTTGTTTAGTTATTAAATAAATTCTTTGTATAGTTCTAAATTTTCTTCAAATGTTAATCTAGTACTATAAGAATACTTTAATCTTTTTTCTCTATTGTTTTTATTTTCTCCTTGGATAGTATAATCGCCTATTACTTCATTTATTAAATCTAAGTGCATATCTGACTTACCATCTAGATCTAAATCAAATTCTATAAATGTATCATAAACTTCTTTTTGTTTTGATGGTCTTAAATCTCTCATTTGATGTCTATACTCGTGATTCCAAAAATTATTCATAATGTATGTTTTAAATTAGTAATATACTGCAATATATATAATATATATGATATACACTAGCTTTATCTATATTATTTTAAAAGTGATCGCTTAAAAATTTTAATGCTTCTTTTTTTGTATTAAATTTCATTTCGATTGCAGTCTGAGGATAATTTGACATCTCTTCAGTCCAATATAATTGATAACAATCATTCCATTTGTATAATCTAAACGCTTCTAATAGTTTTGGTTTTTCCATTTTATTTGTTTTTAAATATTACCTTAATTAGTAATATACTGCAATATATATTATATATATGATATATACAAGCTTTATTTAATTATAAAGTTCTTCATTAATAACACCATCTTTAAGGTGTTCCCATATCTCAGTTAAATCGCTAACGTCTTTTTTGTTTTGTGTTACGTCTTCTTGGTCTTCAAAATTTGATACGTGAACTGTTCCACATTCAGAAAAAGTACTAACGTAACCATTTTTTAAATCACAGAACCATCCGTTATCTTCTTCAGACCATAAGTCAGTAACTAAAGGATGTTGTTCTATTAATTCAATTAATTTTGCTTTTCTCATTTGTTCTATCTGTTTTTATAATACCTTAATTAGTAATATACTACAAATATATATTATATATATGATATATACAAGCTTTATTTAAAAAACTTTTAATAAATGTGATATTGTCCTTTGTTTGGATTTTGCAATTGATCGGTAAGAACGTATCTTAAACTATCGATACAATCTGGATGCTCTCCAGTTGGTTTATTTAAAGTATTGCCATTTTTATCTTTTGCCCATATATACCCCTGCAATTCTCTTTTAAGATTTATACTGTTTGAAGTAATATATATTTCGTTTTGATTTAAAAGATTAATTCCAAAGTTTACGCTATCCCTGCCTTTACTACATGGAAAAATATTGTGTCCATCTCTACGCAAGGTTTCAATACTCTTTGGCTCTGCGGAATCTGCTATTAAATTTTCTTTAATATTATTTTGTTTTAAAAAATTAGATAAGTCCCTTAGTACTGTATTGGATTTATAAAAGACTTCATCTGCTATATAAGCATCATTCCATTTATATAATGAAATTACTACTGTAGGATCTGTATATCCAAAATCTACTCCATGTGCTAATAATCTAGCATCGTCTGGAATATTATCCATTTCTTTCCAGTCAGGAATACAGACACCCTCTAATGATCCTAACTGCCCAAGACCGTAGACGTTCCACCAATTAGCCCAATAGTTGGATGTCTTTCCCTTTTCCCTTGCTTTTTCAATTTCTTTTACAATGCTTATTGGTAAACTTGTATTATCCTTATACGTTAATGTAATAAAGTCAGTATCTTCTTTTCCTATAATCTCTTTATCTACCCAAAACAAATTAGATGGATTATAATCTAACCAGACGTTGCCGCTTGTTCTTATTGATAATTGTTGGTAAGCATCAAAAGGTACATTGTTACATTCGTTAATATATAAATCTGTTCGTCGTGCGCCCCTTAATTTGTCAGGCTGATCAGTACTAAAAAATTCTATATAGCTGCCATTTGTAAAAGTGTATTTTAAAGTACTCTTATTTATTTGATTATCCTTATACCTATTTAATCCCTTTAGTATAGCTAAGAAGTCTTTAAATGCGCCCCTACGTAGATGTGGAATAGATTCACTAACTACGCTTATTTCTTTGCCATCATTTTTAATAGCATAATCAATTAGTATTAGCAAAATACAAATAGTCTTACCTGCGGATGTTCCGCCTCTTACTACCTTAATCCGTTTAGTTAATTTTCTAAGTTTATTAAGAGCTTCAGTTTTTGCTAATTGCATATCAATCTAGAAATAAAGGTAAGTCTTCATTGATTGTAATGTCTCTAGTTTCTTTTGGCTTACCTCTGCGATATGATAAATAAATACTAAGCGCAGAAACTGATCCATCTCTCATGTGCTGTAATAGCAATCTTATAGCTTCTTCTTCATCTATTATATTATCTAGCTTTTGCAGAAATTCAATCTCATCTGCTTTAGGTTTTCTACCTGCGCCAATTCTTTTACCGCCATTGTTTTTTCTATTATCCATAATTGAAATAAATTGTTTAATCAATCTTTTTAAATACTCGTAAATCTTCTTTTAGATTCCCATTGTACCCTTTTACTATTACCAGTAATCAATCTTTTAGAAACTAACTTATTATAGTTTTCTCTTAAAGAGTTTATTTGTTGTTCGTTTTTCATTAGCTTATTTTTAAATGTTCGTTTGGTAATGGTACGTACACATTAAACCATTCCTTTAAAAACTCTATACATTTTAAATGATAGGATTCCTGTTGTATTGTTGAATTATCAGTACTAGACTTAGGTATCTTAATTATCTTACCACTATCATAATGTGTAACTTCTTCATATAAAAACATAGTCTTATAAAAATCATGTGTTTTACTAGCATCCCAAATCTCCCCCCACTCGTTACTTATTGCATTAATTGTTAATGGTATTATAACTCCAAAGTAATAAGAGTTTTGTGGATTGCTTCTAAGCTTTTTCCTGCGCTTTACAACGATCTCTATATCCTTACCCTCAAAGTGTTTAATAGCGTTGTTTATTTTGCCCTTGTTATTAATTAGCTTACCATTTAAAACTTTAGATGCTATTGTAATACTATTCATTCTCATAAGCTTTAAGCACTAATTTCAATTCATTAACTAAATTGATAACGCAACTGCCACAAGTGCTAAACTCTTTTCGCTTTTTAAATATTCTATTGTAGATTTTTAATATCCCTCTTTGATGTGCGGCGGATAATTTAGTTTGTTTAAATAGATTTACTTTTTTTAAATATTTATATTCTTTTTCTTCTAAACATTCTGGATTTTGTTTTCGAGGGAATAATTTATTTAAATAAATTTTACGCTCTCGACAGCCGCAGTCGTCTCCAAATGCCCAATGAACTAATCTTTTAATTCCTGTTGCCTCTGTAAATCTTTCAATTTGATCACCCAATCCTTTAGGCTGTTTGTCTAAACTCATATACTTCTTTTTTTATTATTTGTTTACAATCCTTAATTTTTAATTGAATAGTCTTAGTTCCCTTACTTAGTGCTTTAGATATTTTACGAATGCTAGGTAATTCGTACATGTAAAGCTTCATTATCTTTTTGTCTTCTTCAGGCATTTTATTAATACTATTTTTTACTTTGAGTACTATTACTTCCCTATCGTCTGGCGTTACTGTCTCAGGATCTACAACAATTATATTACCGATTATTTTATTAGTTTTAATTTTGCGTTTCTTACCATCGTCATTTAAAAGCCATCGTAGGGTTTTAAAAACATACTTTCGGTTTATTTGTTTTTTACTATCATAAATTTTAGTATCGCTAAAGGATTTACTTTCAATTAATTGTATGTATAAATTTTGGACAAAGTCTTCAGCATATTTAAACTGGCTTTCAGTTACTGAGTATTTTTTTACATAGTTAACCCATAGCTTATGGAGTTTAGCAATATCAGTAATGGCTTTGTTTTTATTCATAAGATTAAAGTTAGTTTAGCGTTTGGTTCGATTTCATTAATTAATACTTCAGTCAGTTTGTATTTAATTTTCCATACATCTGTTTTATAGCCTTTTACTTCTATAAGTTCAACAGATCCATCTAAATGAATTACTTTAAAATCCATGTAATAATTACAGATTTTAATTCCATTTACTTTAAGTTCTAATTTGTATTGGGGGATAATCTCTTTAATCTCTCCAGCTCTTTTACGCCAGTCCAGAGTTTTGGCATATTCACACTCCTTTTTACTATGGTAAACCCTACCATTATAAGTCTGTTTAATGGCGGAATACTTATTTTTCTTTTTAAACATTTACTATAATTTCTTTTTCAATTACTGTAGCCCAGTTTTTACATTTGGTGCAAAGTCCTTTATTATCTGCCTTAGTTGAAAAATTCCAAATAATTGGCATATTGCAGCAATTAGATAGGTAATATTTATTTTTTCCCATTCTCTCTTTTTTTTAATTGTGGTATTCCCCATTGATTATATTTAACCTCAAAATCCATATCAAAGCCACACGATTCACATGTGTAACTGTATGGTCTGTTAGGCTCTTTACAAACAGAGCAGTATTTTAAATCTTGTCTAGATAGATTCATTTTGCTTTTGATCTCTGTGATTTCTAGAACTTTCATCTATTGCTATTTCAAATCGTTCTTCTAAGTATTTTCTAAAAAAGGTTAATACTTTATCTATTGATAACCTCTCGTAAAATTCGCCGTACTGCCCTGAAATTATTCTTTTGAATAGATGGGTAAGCTCGGACATTTTAAGCATGTAAAATTCTTCACAAATAAGCTGAGAGGCTAGAACCATTTGAGTTTCACTCATTGGGTTTTTAAGGTTTAGTATTTGATTAAGATAAATAAGCCAGTATAATAGTAAACCCTCTGTAAAGTTTTTAGACTGCTCTCTTTGAATCTTACCGATAGAGTGAGAGTCCTTAGACATAGCATCGCTAACAGATTTAATTTCTGAAGCTAAAGCCATGCAATTAGTTGGAGCGTATTTTTTCATCAAGGAGTTTCTGGAAGTCTGTTGTAATGTTTGATTGATTGGTATTATTTTTTGTCCCATAATTTAAATTTTTCTTTTCTTTCCAAAGTCCTTTATAACCTTGAGCTATTGTATATTCTATTATTTCTATTGCATCGATAGAGCTTTCGGACATGTTGTTTAATCTTTTAAGTGCCGCCTGTTCTTGAATTTTAGATTTGATAGGGTTTCTAGATTCCTTTAGGTATTGTTTCCAAATACCCCATGAATGAATGAAGTCTTTATCGTTATAAGGAAAAACAATTTCTACCTTTTTACTTTTACTTTTAATTCTATTTTCATTTTCATTTTCATTTTCATTTTCTAAAGGCATTACCACGGCACATGCCGTGGCATCTTCAACAGGTTGTTTAGTTAGTTTGTTTTCTTTTACTTTATCCCATCTAGCCTTAGCTTTTAAGCTTTGCTTATCGGAATGTGCTTTGCGTTTTTTTCTTTCAAAGTCCATTCTTTTATTAAAATAATTACCATTTTTATCTTTAGTAAATCTAGACATGACATCTTCAGAGATATTACTACCACAGGTAAGCTCTATTAACTTTTTAGTTAAAACTTCTTTTTGATGTTGTAAACATAAAAGAGTTATAAACTGACCTCTCTCTAGCATAGTTAAATCGGAACAGCCAGAGAGAAAATCAGATGTATATAAAAGCACCGCTGGATCTTTAGACATATACTGGCTCGTTTACTTTGTTTTTTTGACAAAAATTATCACATAGATCAGCCATCTCTTGTCTTTGCTCTATAGTTAAATGTTTCCAATTTAACATTATTCTACCCTTATAATCAAAGTTTTTAAGTCCTAAGATGTTATTAACTCTGTGCATACAAGCATCTAAGTTTTTTCTAAGTAATGGATCGGATTTTAGTAAAAACTCTATTGTTTTAAGATGGTGGTGTACTGAAGAATGATCATTCCCAACATGCACTCCTATAGCTTCATAAGAATAGACACCTATACCAGTAGCTATATAAAAATAAATTTTCTTAGCATCTACTATATTTCTACTTCTATTTCTAGATCTTATATCGACTCCGCAAATATCATTTACAGACTCAATTATATTATTTAAATCTCCATTCATAATTAGTTATTTAGTTATTAGTATTAATACAAAGCATGTTATAAGACCTATAAAAGACCATACTACAGCCGCTTCTTTTTTTATTTGTTTATTATCCATATCTGTTTTTTAAAATGGCAAATCGTCTCCAGTATTTAAATCTGGATGTGATGTGTCTTGGTTATTATTAGCAGTTGTTTCATTCATTTTTTCTTTCCAGTCTGGAGTGTCTTTCATAATATCCTGTAAAAACTGAGGGACATTATTCTCCATGTTTTGCAAATTAAAATTATCATTGTAATCAAATAGATAAGATTTATTAATCTGTTTAGGAGCTTCTAAGCCTTTAGGAATTCCTGAAATAGTATTTATATTTGCATACGTTTTACCTGTAGCTGCGGAAGTGTTATGAACTATTGTGATCATGCAGGGCTGTCCGAGTAAAGTGCTAACATCAAAGTCGTCTATTTCTTGTGGACTTAATGCTTTGCCTCTCCAGCTATTAATGTGTTTTATAATCTTTGCCGTTTCGTACGGAACGTGGTTATACTCAATATTGATAGCCATTGGCTGCTCTCCTAGTTCTTCTTTAAATACCCTCATTTCTGTAGGTAATTCAAACCACACCCAAAGAGAATTCTTAGTTTTCTTTTCGCCTTGGTATTCGTATGGTCTTTCGCCAACATGCACCATTGAAAAACACCGAGCAAAATGAGTGCCTTCAGGTGGTAAAAAATTGTTATTGTTTGACTGTTGAGATACTTTTTTAAATTTAATTGACATAGTTTTTGTTTTTTGTTTTATTTATATTGATTGTTGTTCTTTTTTATTTAATAGAATATCCAGATTAACACATAAAAAATCTCAGTTAATACTGTTAAAAAAGTTAGATTTATTATAAAATTTATCGGCTCTTGTTTTACGAATTGTATAAAGT